CGATTCACTCATTTGGTGCTAAACTTGCTACTTCACGTTTTTCAACTTCTTACATCAACAATGACATGTTCAATGATGCAGGTGCTCCAAATCTGGAAGGCACTGGTTGGTGGCATGGCGGCATCACCGCCAACTCCAACTCCCAGGGCGGAGTTACTGATACTTCATATTGGCTCAGTGCTGCCAACTTTGCAGGAGACGCGCTTCCGGGGCAAAGCAGCGTCGCCGCTGGCGATCTTGAAGGCTCTGGGGTTTCTGATGCGGGTACTTTTGTTCTTGCAGAGAATGCTCTTACCATGCATTGCTGGGGCAGCAACCCAGTTGTCACTGCCAAACTTCAGCTCAACGGACAGGACCGATTCTCTGAGCGCGAAGGATCTTATTTTGACACGGTTCAACCATACCAGCACCACACCGCAAGTCCAGACACTGGAATCAACGTGTTTTCTTTTGCTCTTCGTCCTGAAGAACATCAGCCATCTGGAAGTTGCAACTTTTCTCGCATTGACAATGCAACTCTTCAGCTGGTTCTTTCCAACGCAACGGTTGAGGGCATCAAGACCGCCAAGGTTCGTGTTTATGCCACTAACTACAACGTTCTTCGTGTTATGAGCGGCATGGGTGGTCTGGCTTATTCCAACTAAACAATCAGTTTCGCTATTTTCATGTTATTTGAATACAAAAAACAACATGAAACTATTAAAAAATAAATAATATGAATCAAAAATATATCCGTATGTTAATGAATAATATTTTACAAATATCACTAGTGTTATTAGTGATCATTATTATTGTGTCAATTATTTTTTACAAATATCAAAATTATATTTCAATTCTCTCTGAAAATGATATCCCATTAGTTGATTTTCCATTCAAAAATATGTTTGATGATGAAAACAAACTGTTGAATATTATATTAATTTCTGCGCCATTTAGAGAGAAAATACACGAAGACAACTATGAGTTGTACAAGTCAATGGGATTATCATTTTGTGGTATATCTAGTTATATTAATTTCCCGGGACACATTAAAAATCCGTATGAAGATCGTTATCATGAAGAGAAAAATCATGATTATCCGTCAATGGTTGATGCATGGTTGCATTGTTTCAGAAGTCCTCCAGTGAATTTACAAACATCGCAACTGCCTCTCCTGAGGTTGTGTGAATCCGATTTGAAAGATTTTGAAAAATTTAAACCAGACCCATCAATCAAAAAGGAATATGATTTCATGTATGTTTGTCTTCAGGACAATGAAACATGTCAGAATGGTTGGCAATCATACAACCGTAATTGGTACTTGGCCAAAAAGTGTCTTGAAATAATGTGTGGTGAATTCAAATTGAAAGGGATACTAGTAGGTCGGACAAATTGTGAATTCACAAATAAATGTGACGGAATTGTAAAAACAATACCACAATTAGATTTTGATAAGTTTCAAATAGAATTACAAAAATGTAATTTTTTATTTGTTCCTAATATTTCAGACGCTTCCCCCCGTATTTTGACAGAAGCAATTTGTTACAATATTCCCGTATTGGTAAATTACAACATTATGGGAGGATGGCATTATGTTGTTTCAGGAGTCACTGGAGAATTTTTTATAAATGATCGTGACGTTGGATCAGCTTTAAGATCACTGACAACAAATTTGCATGGATACTACCCACGGAATTATTTCATCAAAAATCATGGTAAAAAAAAAGATGGCAAACGATTGGCCCAATTTTTAATATCACATTATCCGTCTATAAACAATAAAAATATGAAGTATGCTACAATTGCCATTTAACCGTTTAACCTCAAGCTGAACACATCTCACATTCTTCCAGAGCGTCTTCAACCGGGTTAAGTTTTTCCGGTTCAATTGTGAACTGTTGCGGCTGGTGCCTTCCTTTTCTCCGTAAATAATACATTCCAGTTTTTAATCCTTTTGTCCAAGCATAAAAATGCATGGAAGTGAGCGACGCATATGTTGGATCTTCCATCCATAAATTCATGCTTTGACTCTGACAAATGAAAGCTCCTCTATCAGCAGCCATGTCAATCACCTGTTTCATTGGAATCTCCCAAACCGTGCAATACTTTTGTTTCAAGTGGTCACTCAAACCATCAATGTATTGAACACTTCCTTTATTCAAAATTATATTGTTTTTTATTTTATCATTCCAAAGTCCAATTTTTTGTAAATCAGTAATCAAATGCCGATTCACTAAAATAAACTCCCCTGCCATCGTTCGCCTTGTGTAAATGTTGCTTGAAATCGGTTCAAAACATTCAGTGTTTCCTAATATTTGAGAGGTGCTTGCAGTTGGCATGGGGGCCAACAAAAGTGAATTGCGCAATCCATGTTTTATGATTTTAGCTTTCAAATCATTCCAGTCATACCGATTTGGTTCCGGCTCAATGTTCCACATATCATACTGCAAAATCCCTTGAGATGCAGGGGAACCAACAAAACTTTTATAATACCCATGTTTTTCTGCTAATTTACACGATGCAGTCAATGCTGCATGATACATTGTTTCAAATATCCGCCGGTTCAATGTGGAAGCTTCATTTGAAGTAAACGCAAAATCCATCAACATAAAAGTGTCTGCCAATCCTTGCACCCCGATTCCAATCGGACGATGAGACATATTGCTAATAGAAGTTTTATTTGTGGGATAATAATTTATATCAATTACGTTATTTAAATTTTCTGTTACCACTTGTGTAACTTCATGTAATTTATCAAAATCAAATGTTTGATTACTCGTAACAAATTGATTCAGCGCAATGCTTGCCAAATTGCATACTGCTGTTTCATTTCCATCAGAATATTCCATAATTTCTGAACACAAATTGGATGAACGGATTATGCCAATGTTCTTTTGATTTGTTTTTTTGTTAACAGTGTCTTTGTAACACAAATATGGAGTACCGGTTTCCATTTGACTATCCAATATACGAAACCACAGGTCACGCGCGCTCATTTTGTGTCGTTGCAAATTGTCTCTCTCATACTTGGTGTACAACATGTTGAATTCATCACCGTAAACATCCGCGAGCCCGGGACATTGATCCGGACAAAACAAACTCCACTCTTCGTTGGATTTCACACGATGCATGAATAAATCACACACCCACAATCCATAGAATAAATCCCGCCCTTTTACATCTTCATCGCCATGATTCATTTTCATTTCCAAAAATTTAATAATATCTGCATGCCACGGCTCTAAATACACTGCAATGGTTCCATTGCGTTTTCCTCCTTGATCAATGTACTTTGCAGTATTGTTGAATACTCTTAACATAGGAACTAATCCATTTGATAAACCATTCGTCCCACGAATGTGACTGCCGCATGCCCGAATATTATGCACGTGCATCCCAATCCCTCCCGCATATTTGGAAATGTTTGCACATTCTTTCAGTGTATTGAAAATACCTTCTATGCTGTCACTTTCCATCGCAATCAGGAAACAGCTACTCAATTGTTGTCTGGGGGTGCCTGCATTGAATAATGTCGGTGTGGCGTGCGTGAAGTATTTCTGTGACATCAAATCATATGTCGTTTTTACTTTATCCATGTCATCCTTGTGTAGGGACAATGATACGCGCATCCACATGTATTGAGGGCGTTCCAATATTACACCATTTGTTCTCAACAAATATGTTTTTTCCAATGTTTTGAATCCAAAATAATCAATCAAGTAATCGCGACTACTTACAATCATGCGTTCCACTTCATCACGATGATCACACACCAGCTTCCACAACTCTTGGCTTATGATGGGACATGAAACATCATGCACATCCTTATAATTATTCAACTTTTCCATTGCTTCATAAAATGTTGCAGGAGTTGTTTTATGATGGTTAGAAATCACAATGTATGACGCCAAAGTTCCATAATCCGGGTGCGTAGTTGACAATGTTGCGCATTGCTCTGCTGTAAGCTCGTCTATTTTTGACGTGGGAATTTTATCATACAATTGATCAATCACTTTCATGGCCAATACAGTGTAATTTATTGCACTTATTTTTGATTGATTCCCCATGTTTCGTATTCGTTTCAATATTTTATCAAACGACACTTCTTCGTATGAACCATTTCTTTTTCTCACTTGCATCTCTAAATCCATTTTGAATATCAGTCACTGTTTATTTATAAAACGACACCGGTTTATATTGGTTACAATAATATCATATAATCTCACCTGTTTGATAATAACTTAAACATATTATCAAACTATCAAACTATCAAATGGATGTTTGGATACGACAATTGAACACTTGGCAAAGAGCCAGCGATATCATGAGAGATGCATATGCAAATTATAAATTATCCCTAAATTGTCACACTGAAGAACCATATATCACCAAACAATATATTGTATATCGCCCAAACAACGACCCATACTTGCCAACCTATATTGCTCGCATTGATGAAATTGAACCATCAATAATAAACAAAAATCAAGATAGAATCGGATCCGGAACCAATCTTAAAGTAAAAGAACAATTGCATGACCAATTGCTAACATCAATTCCAATCATTGACATGCAAGATATAAAAACGTTTATAACAACTAGTGCACCACAATCGTCTCACGCAAGCTGGATTGCTGCTTGTAATTATCAAGCATGGGCGTACCGAGATTTCGTTTACGATAAACATCATTTTACAAAAAAATCGTACATGTCTGCCAACACTTCACACTTAGTATTCAATGAATCCACATTAACAAATCAAATCATCATAATAGACTTGCCAGATCTTCCTCCAAACATTGTATTCAATATTTCACGTAATCCCAACAATAGCATTTTTTATGAAAAGAACGACTTCAATCGGTTGAGGGTTCGCATTTGTGATAATGAATTTGCAAGAGCAAAATATTTGGGATTTTATAACCGGTTAACAATGCAAGAACGCTTATTTCCCCTATGTCAATGGAATGAACGTTGAAATTGTTTGTTTATTGCATCACACCCGTTTTTCATCATCTGATATAAAATTATGTAACATCACCTGTTTATTCACATTACTTACATCCCCCGTTAATTTCGCACTTTCATAAATGTTTCTTAAAACATCAGTTGGAGCATCAGATCCTATTTTTATTAATCCATGTGCATGCAGATATTTTTTAATTTCATTTATTGGTTCGCGATGCAATAACCCATGGTCATGATTTACCTCATTTCTCATGTTTGTGCTTTTTATCAAAACTCCAACCGAATTTTTTTCAACATTTTTTCCAAGTTTAAATTTTCTTGTAGTTATTTGTTTTACTTTTTTTTTGATCTTTATGTTGTTTGATTTTTCTTGTAACTCCTTCAATTTACGTTGTCGTTCTTGAACAGAATCATTCATTACAACATCACAATCTTGATTGACATCATTATCCTGCTGTTTTTTGAAAGTTTTATTGAATTCATTTTGATTTTTTGAATAAACTCTAAAGGTTGGTTTATTTCCATTTCGCAAACATCCGTATGGAACATCTTGATTCAATTTGAATTGACTTGAAACAGTATCTTCAATATTTTGTGCTGCTTCTTCGTTATCCGCTTCAATTTCCTTTGAATTCAATTGCAATTCTGGTGGAAGCGTTAATGAAATCTCTATGTCTGCATGATTTCCAAATGATTCATCACGTGAATTAATTCCGCACTGAACTAGTGGAACTGCTGGTTGCATGATTTCTGGTTGCATGATTTCTGGTTGCATGACTGATGGTTGCATGACTGATGGTTGCATGATTTCTGGTTGCATGACTGATGGTTGCATGACTGATGGTTGCATAACTGATGGTTGCATGACTGATGGTTGCATAACTGATGGTTGCATAACTGATGGTTGCATAACTGATGGTTGCATAACTGATGGTTGCATAACTGATGGTTGCATAACTGATGGTTGCGTAACTGATGGTTGCGTAACTGATGGTTGCATAACTGATGGTTGCATAACTGATGGTTGCATGACTGGGGGTTGCATAACTGGGGGGTGCATGACTGGGGGTTGCAT